CGGCGAGCGTGCTCGCCTGGCGGCTCCACTGGACGCTGACCGATCCGCCCGAAGTGCTGATTTACGGCAAGCCCGAGGCAGCCAAGGACCGGCGCACGCTGCTGGTAGCCGACGGGAGCTACAAGTGAATCCCAATAGACAGAACGATATCGCCGATGTGAATCCCCTGATAGGAAGGCGCTTTGTGTCTGCGCGACATAATGTGGCCACGGTGCATAAATTGGCGGATGGCGCTATTCGCGTGAATTGGGAAAATGAACCCACCGAGGAGGATAAACGAGAATTTTTCTCGTTTGCCGAATCGGTTCTCGGTCCATTAAATCCAACCGAGCCTTCGGACCCGAGTACCGAGCAAGCCGCGCTTCGAAAGTGGCAAGAGGGCGGCTGAATGATGAAACTGATCGGCCTGATGCCCGCCCGTAATGAAGACTGGGTGATCGGCCTGTCCGCGCGCGTCGCGCTCACTTGGGTCGATGAGCTGGTGGTGTTGAATCACGCCTCGACCGACCAGACCGCGGAACTCCTCGAAGGCATTCATGACGAATACCCCGGACGCCTTCATCGCTTCGCCTTCAATGATCCCGAGTGGGACGAGATGAAGCACCGCCAGTACATGCTGGTGCAGGCGCGCAAGCTCCAGGCCACGCATATCGCTGTGATCGACGCCGATGAAGTGCTGACCGCCAACGTGGACCGCGAGCATTTGCGGTTGGAGATCGAGCGTGCCGACGCTATCCTCCTGCCGTGCTTCAATCTGCGCGAATCGATTTATCAGTTTCACGCGAGCGGGATCTGGGGCGATCGCGTGGCGTTCACGGCGTTCCGCGACCGGCTGGGCGTCGGCTGGGCGGGCGATAAGTTCCATCAGCGCGAGCCCGGCCAGTTCAACTCCGTGCGCCCGATGCAGCACGCCCACGGCGGCACGATGCACCTGTGGGGCGCGTCCGAGCGAAGGCTGAAGGCTAAGCACGCCCTGTATAAAGTCACCGAGCATATTCGCTGGCCGCACAAGCATGTCGGCGAGATCGAGCGCCCCTACAATTGGGCGATCTACGGGCGGCCGGCCTGGGACGATACGCCGCTCGAATGGAGATACAAGCTGACCAAACCGGAATGGTGGGAGGAATACAGCTCATGGTTGAAATATCTGAACGTCGACAAAGAGCCGTGGCAAGAGAGCGAAGTGAAGCGCTTGGTCGAGCGCTACGGCAGAGCGTTTTTCAAAGACCTCGATCTGTTTGGCGTGGCCTGACGCTGTTGTGGATCTCCTTCACGCTCGGTCTGCTCGGCGTCACGCTGGGCGTGCTGGCGCTATTACACCACTGAATGAACAAGACCTACCTGGGCGACGCCGTCTATGCGGAATTCAACAACCGCATCCCCGGAGATTTGATTCTCACGACCGAAGACGGCATTCGCGCGACCAACACCATCTATTTCGAGCCCTCGGTTCTAACCGCGCTGCTCTATTACGTTCAGGAACAGAGAAAGGAGCGGGTCGCCGCCGAATTGCTGCGCTTGCACAACGAGGGGTCGGAAGAGTAAATGCGTCACCATGGAGAATAAAAGGAGAATGTGCTAACGGCCATTATGTAAAGTGACACCTATTGATTTCAAGCGACTTAGCTGTGAACGCTGTTCAGTTTGGTCGGTGACACAATAGGTAGTAGTCGAGCGGGATCTTTGAGGAAATCTCAGGAAATCTCACGAAATTTGAGATTTACCGCTAAGTTGTAGAGCGGCCAGGTGTTAGGTCGAAAATCTTACTCTTGCGCTTCCGTCGCCCGAACGTGACACTTATATATAGGATAGGAACTCGGACTAGCTCGGACTAGCTCGGACTTGACTCGGACTGTTCGGATAGAATGAAGCCTGATCGCTTCCGACGCCGAGACCGCCCGCAGACTGCACTAAGACGGGCTCCAGACACCCGGCTTTGCTGCGGGCGGTTTCATGTTATGATTCCGGCCATGGAACCAGCCCTCTATCAAGCCGTCATCACCGCCACCGCAGCCGACGCGACGGTAGCGGCAGACCAAGCAAACCTCAAGCTCTTGCAGGACGACGAAACGAAATCCACGACGGCTCTGAAAGCCGCTCAGCAAAAACTTACTGCCGATATCGTGACCCGCAACAACGCCCTGGACGGTTTGATCACCGCAGCGCAAGCCGCTAAAATCCCGATGGCCGGGACGCCTGAACAGGTCACCGCGGCGGCGGCTGTGGCTGCGGCCCACGATGCTGCGGCTGCGGGCAGCCAACCGGCGCCCGTGATCAACAAGACGCCGCACAAGTAAGCGCACCGTGGTAGTGTGTACTCAGAACTGAAGGCGGAAAAAGTGCCCTGGACGATAAAGCGAAGTCCGTTGTTAGGCGATGAGCCCGCCTTCCATGACCCTTATCGCTGCCTGAACTGCGGCCATCTAGAGATGCATCACGATCCCGAGGTCGGCTGCCTCGTAGACGGCGGCGGCCATGGCAAATATATCGAAAATGAAGCCGGCGAAGGTCGGCATGTCTGCAATTGCACTGCTTTTGTCCCCGCTCCTGAAAAGGAGCAGCCAGCCCATGAAGCGGTCACGGGGAATTCAGAGTGAGTTTCCACCAGTCACAGCCGAGCTATCGGCAGTCCTGATCCGCGCGGACGGATCGCACCGCGATTGCGGAGTCCTTTCCGATCACCGGTTCCGGCTGATCGGCTACCCGATCCAGTGGTGGCGCGGCTTGTGGATAAAACTGCGGCTGCACAAAATCATTCCGGCCTCGCTCGGATTCGCCGCCTTCCTCGCGATGTACGGCCATGTCGATCAGCCCCACCGCATGCGCGAGCTGTTCAAAGATCCGCGCGTCGTCGAGATCGTCCTGGATAACCCCGCGAGCGAACTCGGGATTGTCGTGACCGGCGGCGTCAATTACCTCGCGACCGACTTCGCGAGCGGCCTCGCCTCGCCGCGCATCAGCGCGATGAATTTTCACGACAGCGGAACCGGCACCGTCGCCGCGACTTCGACCGATTCCGGCTTAGGCACGCAAGCCGGTCCCGCGACGCGCGCCACCGGCACGCAATCGAATCCCGTCACCAATCAATACCGCTCGGTCGGCACCATCGGCACCTACGGCGGCTCGTTCTCGATTACCGAATGGGGATTATTCAGCGCGACATCTGCGGGAACGATGTGGGACCGGCGTGTATTCGGCGCGATCGCGGTGGTGACCACGGACTCGATCCAATTCACATATACATTAACAATCAATGCGGGAGGTAGCTGAGGCTTACTAATTACGCTGGAGGGTGTTAAAATGAAGGCATGCCAATTCAAGCCTTTACCTGCACCCACTGCGGCGCACAATTCTCTAAGTATTGGTCGCCGTCGCAACCTGTCCCGAAATATTGTTCTCGAAAGTGTTCGTTGACAGAAACGAGTTTAGATGGCGTCAGCGGGAGCAAAACGCGCTTCCGAAAACGCCACAAACCCCACAATGCGGACACGAAACGTCTGACACGATTTCACTGTGAAGTATGCAAGACTCCCTTCACGCGCTATCAACCTCCATCGCGTCCGACCGTTTACAAGTACTGCTCCATAGAATGCCGATCAAAGGCGTGGACGCTAGAAGGACATCCCCTCTGGAAGGGCGGAAAGATTCTAATGGCCAACGGCTATATCGCTGTGGCCCTTGGCGGCAAGCGCCGCGAATACGAACACCGATTACTGGGCGCGAAAGCGCTTGGCCGAAAGCTAACCAAGGAGGAGCTCGTTCACCACATCAACGGGGTCAAGGCGGACAATCGCAATACGAACTTCATCATCTGCGGGACCGGGTACCACCGCATGCTAGAGCGGCTCATGGCGACGATTTACCAGCTTGAACATTTCGCGAATTATAGCCACGACCATGCAGTCGCGGCCGCGCGCGAGATGCTTCGCCAGAATCATTTATGAAAGTCGTCGTCCCGTTCGCCGTCTCCGATTCGACCTGGACGCTGGCGGCGGTGCGCATGGCTCTCAGGCAGGACGGCATCGAGGCTCAGTACGTCCAGATGCGCGAGAACCAGGATTACCACAAATTATTGCGGGCGCTCTGGGGCGAAAAGGAAACCTTCGTGGTGGTGGAGCACGACGTCGTATGCTGGCCCGGAGCGATCCAGCGGCTCGTCAACTGCCGCGAGTCCTGGTGCACCCTGCCCTACTATTGCAGCGTGGGATGGATCACCGACGGGCTGGGCTGCACCAAATTCAGCGGCTCGTTGCAGAGGAAGTATCCCGAATTCCTAAGCGCGCCCTATCCCTCCTGCTGCGCGCATTCCGTCGCCTACTGCGGGCTCGACCGCACCATCGCGCATCGCTTCGAGCAGTTGGGCATCGAGCCGCACGTGCATTCTCCCGGCGTCGTCAACCTGAATTCGCGCTGGACGTGATCCATGCCCGCCGTCCCTACATTAGTTGCACATGCTTCGGCTCGGGCGGCGAACGCCACCGATACCTCAATCTCGGTCACGCTGGACACGACGAACGCGAACTTCATTCTGGTGGCGGTAGGGGGTTTCACAAGCGTCGTTGCTCCTACCGACAATAAGGGCAACGTTTATTCCACCACCAGCGGCGCGGCTCTCGTTGGCCGGTTATATTTTGATTCTTGCAACGCAGCCGCGACGCAGTTTGTCGGCTCTTTCTACTTCACTGCCCCAGTGGTGGGAATCGGCCACACGATCACTTATACCGACACGATCGGGCCCGGCCACGACTTATCGATAGCTGTGCTTGCTTTTAGCGGCATCCAGCCCACCACGGCCTCATTTGACACGCGCGGGAGTTTCAGTGATAACGCTGCGACTCCCCTGACATTCCCCAGCGGGACGCCCGGCGCAGCGGGCGAATTGTTCCTCATGCTCTATTGCGACACTTCGAACATGGCTTCTCTCGCCATTAGCGGAGGTTTCATTATTGCGGAGAAAGTAGGAGCGAGCCCCACCAACAGTTCCGGCATAGCGGTCGCTTATCTGGTGCAACAAGGCGCGGCGGCCGCCGTCAGTCCTACCTGGTCGGGCGGCGCCGCGACCGCGGGGGCGAATAACGGCATCTTCAAGCGATCCGGCGTGCTGAATATTGCAACCTCGATGAATGCGTCCATGGCGACATCAGGCGGCGCGGTTTCTACAAAGCGCATTAGGAGCACAGCCTTGACGGCAAGCGCCGCGACGATGAGCGGCGCGATGAAGCGCGGGCGCCTGTTTACCGCTAGTGCGGCTACGATGGCCGGCGCAATTCTTCGCGGGCGCTTGCTGACGGCGAGCGCGGCTACCATGGCGGGCGCTCTCTCACGCCGAGCTGTACGCTTACTCACTGCCTCTATGGCTACGATGAGCGCCACCGTGATGCGTGGCCGGATGATAGGAGCGAGTCTCATGACATTTGCGGGCGGCATTGCGAATAGAACCGGAAAATCCTTAACGGCGAGCATGGCGACGTTTGCAGGCGCCCTGGCGCGGCTTCAGGGGCGCGCACTGGCAGCGAGCATGGCGACGATGTCGGCGATCCTGGGCCGCGCCAAAGCTGGGACGCAGGCATTTAGCGCGTCGATGGCGACGATGAGCGCAACGCTGCTGCGGGGCCGTCTCTTCGTCGCTTCGATGGCAACGATGGCGGCGACTGCGGTGCGGACGACGCGACGGTCTCTCCCCGCCGCGAGCATGGCGACCTTCTCTGCGGCCTTGAGCGCGGCCAAGGCGGGCGGCGTGATCTTGACGGCTTCTATGGCGACCTTTTCCGGGTCCATCGTCAAGATGACCAAGAAAGTTTTCAACGCGAGTTAGGAGGTTCTATGCTGATTCAGGTGATCATCGTGCTCGTAATCGTGGGCGTGGCGCTCTATCTGATCAATACTTACGTACCGATGGCAAAGCCCATCAACATCGTCTTAAACGTGATCGTAGTGTTGATTCTGGTCGTGTGGCTGCTCAGGGCCTTCGGCGTGGTGAGTTTTTCCGGACCCCTTCTGCGCTGAACTATACTTGAAGCAACACAAAATGAATACGGCGGCCCGCCAATCCTTTCTTGGCGATTGCTACGGCGGGTCGCCGTGTTATGATTCCGGCAAATGCTGGAATGGCTCAGACGCATAGTCTCCAACCTCTGTGTAGCCCAATCTGAGCCGTCCCGTATTCTTTCCGGCGCGCTAGCCCAGGCAAGCTCTCGCGAGGCTCTGGAATCCGAACATCGCACCTTGCGGAAACTCGCGCGCCGGATTGAACTGGAGAATTTCGAGCTCCGCGCTTCTCAGAATTTCGTACAATACGAAAACGCCCAGCGCGTCGCCGAGCTGATCGAAGCCCGGCAGATGTGCGGGACGGGACCGTGGGCGCGGCCGACGGTGGAAAGTCTCCGGCAGGCAGACGCCATCGTTAACCGCGTCGCCGCGGGCCTCTCGTTACGCGAAGCCGAGACGCCTCTGGTGGCTCAGGGCGCTTACGGCGACATCGAACTCGCGTTGCAAAACGTCGAGTGGCGGCGCGAGATCAACCTGTCCTGGCTCGAATTCAGCCGGTGGGGCGTCCAGCAGATCATCCTGATCAGCCGCTTGTATTACGTGAAAAACCCGCTGATCCAGCGCGGAATCAACGTCAGCGCGCATTACGTCTTCGGTCGCGGCGTCGAGATCTCGAGCCCCGACGAAAAGGCTAATGAAGCCATCCAGGATTTTATCCGCCAGAACGAGATCGTGCTGGGCTTGACGGCTCTAGTCGAGCTGCACAAGCGGCTGTACTATGACGGACAGATTTTCTTTGCGTTGATACCGGACGAGATCAACGAGGGAACGTGCAAGGTCCGCACCATCGATGCTACTGAAATCCAAGAAGTTCTGACTAATCCCGACGATACCGACGAGCCGTGGATGTACCGGCGCTTATGGTGGTCGAAGAAAGCCGAAGGCCAGTATCAGGTCACCAAGCAGACCGACCAGAAAGAAGCCTGGTATCCGGCCCTTTCCTGGACGCCGACGCCCGAGCAGAAGACGGAAATGGAGCAGAAATCCCAAGCGGTGGAAATCCTGTGGGATCAAAAAGTCGTCCACTTCAAGAGCGGCAACGGCGTCTCGAAATGGCACTTTGATTTACCCAAAGTCTACGGCGCTCTGGATTGGGCCAAGACAGCGAAGGAATTTCTAGAAAACTGCGCGACTGTGAGGAAGGCTCTTTCGCGCATCGCCAGCGTCATCGTGACCAAAGGGGGCCAACAAGCCTTGGAAGGCATCAAGCAGCAATTGAATACGACGGTCGGGCCCGAACAGGCTCTCTGGGATTGGAATCCGCCCGCGACCACCGGCGCGATCGCGGCGATGGGGCCAGGCACCACCATCCAGCCATTTCGCGCGCAAGGCATGGCGGCCGACCCGGAGGAAGTCAGAAGATTCATACACATGGTCGCGATGTATCTGAATCTTCCTGAGCATTTCTTTGCAGATGTCACGGTCGGCAGTAGAGCTACCGCGACCACGCTGGACCGCCCGACCGAGCTGGCCTTCCTCGAACAACAGGAACGCTGGAGGTGTACGCTCCTGAAGATCACGCAATACGCTCTCCAGACTTCCATGGGCGCGGAAAACGGCAAGCTTCGCGAACACGGGCGACAGGGTTATAAGGTGGTCGAGACGATCCGCGCCTTATCGCCCGAAGGAACCAGCTTCATTGCCGCTAAAAAGCGACCGCGCCCGCCCAAACAGATCGAGATCGACGTAATCTTCCCTGCGATCCAAGAGGGGGATCTTCCGCAGCTCTCCACGGCGCTAGTCAGCGCCATGACGTTTAACAACAAGGCTGGAGAAGTCGTGGGCATCGACGAGAAGGCAGGAATCCTGCGCCTGATGCAGCTTCATGATATTGAAGACGCCGAGGAGCTGATCGAGGAGATGTACCCGGAATCGACGTATGAGCGGGACCGGGAAAAACAGGCGCAAAACCAGCAGGAGCAGCAGCTAGAGCAACAGCGCCAGCAAATGCAGCAGAAAATCGAGATGCAGGGGCCCGATGTGGGCTCAAATGTGGGCGCAAATGTGGGCGACCAGCCCACATCCCAGCAGCAGAAGGAGGCGCGTCTGATCGCGGCGATTCAAAAGCTCGCGGAATCGGTCGCGAAGATCCGTGCCGCTTGAACGACGAATATTCAACAGAACTGTCGAATTACCGGATTTCTTTGCAGAGCTGCCAGAAGACTCCCAGGACAGCATCGCGATTGCGGTCCTGGAAATAGAGCCAGTAATGCAGGCGGCTCAACTCCTGAAGGAAGCCATAGAGCAATATAAGAAATCGCCGTCACAAACGACGGAGCGCAATCTGAAAGCGGTTACGCTGAAAGCAAAAAAGGAGATCGAGGAGCTACGTCGCAAAGCTCGGGACCGTTTTGGCGATTCAGAACTACGGTCTGACTGGTGGAATCCCCCGAATGCTTGATTTCTACCAGGCGGACGAATGCTGCGGGCCTGATCTCGCGGCCGATATCTTAGAGGGCTTGCTGGAAGGCAGCGACCAATGGGTGCATCAGGCGTGTGGACAGGAGTGGCGCGCCGAGCCCAAAGGCGAAGGCGTGCGCTACTGGATCCCGCATTGCCCCCTATTATTATTTGGACAGGGAGCAGGACAAAATCCCCCGTGAAGCTCTACCTGATGCGCCACGCGGAAGCCGAAGACGGCGAACGGCTCGATCCGACGCGCGGGCTTACCGATACCGGCAAGCGCCAGGCGAAAATGATGGGCCAATGGCTCAACCGGCAAGCAGACCGCCCCGAGCTGGTGGTCGAGAGCAACATGCGGCGGTCGATCCAGACGGCCAAGCGCGTGGCCAAACGCCTGGACGTGTACCGCTTGAGAACCTATGCCATCGACCCGGACGGCGAGCCGCGCAAGGCTCTCAAGACTCTAAAGCGGCTAACCGAAGACAATGTCGTCACGTCAGTTCTGGCGGTGACCCACGGGCCGCTGGTAGAGCAGATTTCCGCCTATCTGACCGGCTCGGACCCCGACCAGATTAAATTTGCTCATGGGGCGATTGCTTATTTCGGTGATGACGGCAGAGTGAGATGGTTCGTCACGCCGGAAATCGTGGCGAGAGACGCAGGGGAAGCCGACGAAGTGACGGCCGACGCGCTGGGCGTAGCCGAAGCAGCTCTTGCAATGGCGGTAGGAAGCATTTAAAGTAAAGCTTCGATGGTCATTGACGCTTTTCCCGATTGGACCGGCGACGGAGTTGTACACACCCTCGCTCAAGTCGAAGTGCTTGCGGGCGCAACTCCACCGGCGAATAGACCGGTCGTCAAATGGATTCAGGTCACGGTTATAGCGGGATCTGGAACGGGACGGCTCGGCAGCGCTTCGGTAAGCGCGACGCGCGGGCTCCCCTTCGGGCCGAGCTTTGGCGGATCGTTTTCGCCGGCCATCGCGGAATATACTTCGATGTATCCGCTCACCGGGATTTACATCTACGTTCCCGCCACCATGACCGTTTCTATCAGCTTCGGACTCTGATGGTAATTCAACCGATCCCTGATTTCGCCGGCGACGGCGGTAAGCATGCCATTGCCGACATCATGAAGACTCAAGGCATGAACGTTCCCGTCGATGCCGTCGCGAAGTGGTTCGGCGTCGCGGTGGTTTCGGGAACCGGAACCGGGAGGATCGGCGACAGCACCGTGAGCGCGACTTGCGGCTTCCCCTTCGGTCCCGCCGCGCCCTTTAACTCTCAGTTCATCTCGCAGCCCATCGCCGAGCTGACCAGCAAATATAAACTGAGCGGGATTTTCGTTCTTGCGCCGTCGGGGATGACGATCTCAATTGCTCTGGGCATCTGACCACTGCGGGCCGGGCGCCTGCATGATCATGTTCGAGATTTCCACCTGGCTGAATCCGCCCGCGCCGCCGATTTGGAGGAACGCCGCCGCGAGCGCGCGCCGCATCTCTTCCTTGCCGCGCAGATAGGCCCTCTTCTCGGCGCTATCTCGATAGTTCCGTTCGGCTTCCGCTTTACAGGACTTGCACCAGTCATGCCCGTGCGCTCTCGGGTTCTTATTACAACGCGAGCACAACTCAACAATTACAGTGGAATTCTCGGCCACGTCATTGACTATAAACCATTTTGACTAGATCCTGTTTCTTCCATGAAGTTGGCGAAGCCGTTCGAAGCGGTTGCCCTGATCCTACAGGAACAGGCAACGAGTCTTTCTCACCGCGATATCGCTTCCCGTCTCTCAGACGCGATTAACGATCACCATCGGGAAAACAATAGCTGGGGCGGCTTAGTCGATGTTTTCGGCGATGACGAATCCGGCGACGTGGTTTATTCCTGCAACGGCGATCTGATGCAGTGCGGTTATGAGATGGGCAGCGCCAACGGCAAACAGACCACCTCCATCGACTTCGACGGAGCCGAGGGCGTTCATCCCCATACGAGCTACGAGAAGGAAGCGGACGACGACGACCACTATGCCGGGATGGAAGAAGCTTTTCGCAAGGGCAATATCTACACCGACCTGCCGCTCTATGAGCGCTTTATCTCCAAGGCCGACCGCGACGCGGCAGGTGAAGGCAGCTTTGCCGGTAAGGGCAAGAGTTTTCCGATCCTGCAGCCCGGCGATATAAAAGCAGCCGTCCGCTCGATGGGCCGCGCGGGCTCCTCCAACTACGGCATGGCCGCGCTCAAGGCGAATATTATCCGCATCGCCAGGCGCAAGGGCTGGGGGAAGTACTTGCCGAAATCCTGGCAGGGAGATTCTGATTCGAGCGAAGCCCGTGTCCCTATGGTGGCGGCTCTTTCCCTTCAGGAGTCCGCCACCACGCTTGAGCCGATCATCCTCAAGGAAGCCCGCGCCGACTACGAAATCAAGCTCATCGCGCCCGGCAAGGGATCCAGCGCGTTCTATCCGGCGGAAGTTCTGCGGCGCGACGGCCCCAAGGTTTTCACCAAGGGCACGCATGTCTATCTGAATCACCCGACGGCGGCAGAGGAAGCGGCGCGGCCGGAAGGCGATGTCTTGAACTTGGCGGGCGTGCTGAGCACCGACGCGGTTTATCACGAAGCGCACGCCAAGGGCCCCGGACTCTACGGCCGCATGAAAGTTTTTGCGGATCACGCCCAGATGGTCGAGGACAAAGCCCCGCACGTCGGCATGTCGATCCGCGCCTCGGGCGTCGCCGAAGCCGACCGCAAAGAAGGCGGCTTACCGGTTTTGAAAGAACTGACGCACGCCGAAAGCGTGGACGTCGTCACGCGCGCGGGCGCGGGAGGAATGATTTTGACGGAAGCGGCCAAGCCAGCTTCCGAGGAGGTGCTTTTGACCTTACAGGAAGCTCAGGACATGGTCAAGGAAGGCGTCAAAAACGTCACCGAGCGGCTGAATAAACGGCTGATCGAACAGGACGCCAAAGAGGAATTCCAGCGCATCATGGAGGGCACCGCGCTGCGCCGGGAAACCTTCGAACGGGTTTTAGTCGAATCTCTGCGCGAGATTCCGGTGAAAGACGATCAGCTCGACCGCGACAAATTCCGCGAGGTCGTCGTCCAATGCGCACGGCGCGAGGCCGAGTACGTGGCGCGTCTTTCCGGGTCAGGGACGGTGCGCGGACTCGGCCCTTCTTTCGCTCCCATCGGCGTTACCGAGATCGACCGGAAAGCCGAAAAGAAGCGCTTGAAGGAAGCCAAAAAAGAACTCAAGCGGATTGAGGAAACCGATCAAGATTCCTTCGCGATCATCATGGGCGGTGATCGCGAAGCGGCCAAGCTAGCCGTGAGGGGCCGACAGGAGTTTGTCGCATGATCAACGAAGTAAGGCAGGACCGGCCCGGCAATGCGCGATTTTTCAAATGCCCGACCGCGGTGTCGAGCGGCATGGCGTGCCTTATCGGGACGCTGGCGGGCGTCGCTATGGACGCCTACGACTCCTCGCTCGGCGGCACGCTTTTCCGGCTCAGCGGATCGTTTTCGCTCAACGTGACCGGGCAATCCACCCAATCGCCCAACAGCGTTCAGCAGATCAATCCCGGCGACGAGGTTTTCGCTAGCGGCACATACGACGCCGTAACGAACGTCACCTATAACTTGACGCTCGATAAGACGCGCGGAAACGTCCCCTTCGGCAACTTGGATCAGAACACGCCGGTCACGCCCAGCAACACTCCGGTCACGGCCGTAGTGAAACTCAAGGAATCGGGAAGCGGGGTCAACGTAGGATAGCTATGCAACTCTTCAAAAGCATCACAGAAGCGCCCGGAATTGATCGCGGCCCCACTTCGCACACCGAACGCGGCTATTACTCCTTCGATCATTCAAGCCTCGGCCCCGTCGATCAGGATTCCGACGCGGTTCGCAGCCGCTTATTGAGCGACGGCTTTTATCAGCGGCGGCCCTCGCAGCGCAAGCGCGTCTCGGAAGCCGCTCGTCTCATGGCCGACGTATTGAGCGGAAAACAGGACCCGATTTTCTTCCGCGCGATAGTCGATGCATCACCGCGCTACGACTTCGTGCTGCGCGAAGCCGCCAGGCAGTATCCCGGCATCTTGGGCAACGTCTATACCGACGACGGACAACTCGTCGGATTGCGCGAAACCATGAGCTATTCGGATTACTCGGCCTTGACCGTGGACATCCTGGATAGAGCATTTTATGGGTTTTACAGCACGGCTCCGATCACTAACGAGCCGTTGGTGAAAAAGGTGGCGCTCAGAGATTTTCGTCTCGTCGCGCGCTATGCGATGGACGGAGCGGTGACGCCGTGGTCCGAGATCCCGCCGCCGTTCACGCCGCCCGCGGTTCCGCACGCGCCCGGCGAGCTGCCCACCGAACGCGCCATGCAACAGGCGGCGCGCGAAGTCCTGGGCCCGACGCAGCGCGTGACCTATCAGCCCCAGCTCTACCAAGCGATGATGTCGGTCAACTGGCGCGCCCTGGTCAACGATGACTTGGGCATCTTCCAGGACATGACGCAACGCCTGGCGATCGGCGGCCGCCGACTGATCTATCAGTACATCACCGGTCTGTACGCCACCACGACCGGACCGAACACGATCCTGTTCAACTCGACTTTCGCGAATCTGGTCACCACCACCTACGGCGCGCATATCAACAATCCGTCTCTGGACTTCCAGGGCTTGCAGGACGCGATGGTGGTGCTCGCTAAGCAGGTCGATTCGGACGGCCAGCCGATTACCTTCGACGGCTCGCTGATTTTGGTTTACGGGCCGGCGCTCACGACCGTCGCTCAAAACCTCAAGCGCTCGATCCAGGCGGATATTTCGATTCTCGGCGGCACCCAGAATACCCAAGGATTTCCTACCCAGCGGTTGCGGATGGAAAACTGGATCGCTTCGAACCTCATTCTGGTCGAGGACAAATACCTGCCGATCGTGACCACTACTGCGGGCGTGAAAGATACGCAATGGGCTTTATTTTACGACCCGAACGCTCAGGCGAGGCCGGCATTAGAGCTTGGTTTCCTGCGCGGGTTCGAGACGCCCCAGTTATTCCAGAAAGTTCCGACAACGATGCGAGTGGGGGGGGCCGTGGACCCGATGATGGGGGATTTTAAAACCATGGATCAGGACTATAAAGGTTGCACCGTATTTGGGGGAACGCAAATCGACGGACGCAGTTGCGTTTACTCCACGGGGCAGAACGTTTAAGAGCGGGTGACAGAAGCAAGGGCCGCTCTTTCGGGGGCGGCCCGTTTTTTTCGATGCCAACGTACACCTACAACTTCGGGCAGAATCCGCCGATTGATTGGCCGCGCATGCTGATCTCGGATACGGATACGACTCAGCCGATGGTCTACGCCGATGAAGAGATCCTCGCGGCGACGCAGATTCAACAGAGCGTGCTGCAGAGCGGGCCGTTTTACACCTTCAGCATCAACCAAATCCATCCCGGCCCGATGGTTCTGCCGCATCCTCCGACTTCGTATTTGCGCGTGGCGGCGCTATTGCTGCAGGGGATGGCGGCGAACAAATCGAAGCTCGCCTCGATTAAACAGTTACTCGATGTGCGGCTGGACTCGACCGACGCCGCGATCCAGCTCGGCAAGCGCGCCGATTGGTATCTGGAGCTGGACGACAATTCCGGCGCGTTCGTCATCATCGAGATGGTGCAGGATTACGCGAGCTTCCGCGAGCGCTTCTGGAAGCAAGTGCAGAGGATAACGGCCCCGGCTTGATTATGCTGCAAGATCTGTCATTGGAGCTCAACCAGGTCATGCCCGCGGCGCTCGCGACGGGCCTGTTCAGTTCCGTTTGCACGATCCAAGCGCCGAGCGGCAACCTCGTCAACGGCGTGCCGGATGGGACGTATATCAACGTGCCGACGCTGGTGAATCTGCGTTGCATCGACGCGCCGCCCTCGATCAACCGGATCACCAGCAAAGAAAAAGACACCGTGCCGGTCGTCATCAAAGAATCCGACCGGCATATCTTGCTGGAGGATTTTTTCCCGGAGTTTCCAGGACTCAATTGGGGCAACGTGAAGTGGCGCGCCATCGTGGACGGCGTGACTTACGCCATCGTGGGCGCGGAGGTCGATTCGCAGAATCAGATGGTTCGCCTGGCTCTCAATCTGGTGACCGTATGAGCATCTGGGCGACGGTCAAATTCACGCCGAGAAACGCTTACGGGGAATTCGTGCCGGCCGTCGTTACCCCGGCTGTTCGCGCTGGCGTGGAAGGCGTCTGCGACTTCATCAAGGCGCGCGCCCAGGCGTTTGCGCCCGTCGATACCGGGCGGCTGCGCGATTCGATCTTCACCAAGATTGACGAATTCCCCACCAGCATACGCGGCTACGTCGCCCCGAATACGCCCTATGCGGGCTATGTGGAGTTCGGCACGGGCATCCGGGGCGCGACGTCTCTAGGCGCGGGCAGCGGCCCCTATAGCCCGACCTGGCCCGGCATGGCTGCGCAGCCCTACATGCGCCCGGCGCTCGATGAGGCGCGCGGCGCGATGCTCGGGCTCATCGGCGATAAGCTCTCGGCCGCCATCGGGAGTCCCTATGCATGAGGTTCGACGGCAGCCTAGCGACTTCCGGCGGCACTCCGCTTCCGCCGATAGTTTATTCCGCCGAGAGCAAGATCATCGCTCTTGCTTCCCAAGACCCCGCGCTTCAGGCGCTTCTTACGCGGTCCTCGTTTCGGATGACAGCGCCGTTTCGGATGTCCGATACCCAGCGCATCGTCGGGTCCGACTTCCCTTCCGTCACGCTTCAGATGATTTCCGACATCAAGAGCTACACGTTCGAGGGACGGAACAACCTGGCGCTTTACCGGATTCAATTCGTCATCTGGGGCGGGCCGTTCGCAGCGGGAAATCAATCTGCATCCGATGTGCGGGACGCGCTAATCGCCTTTTTGGACGGCTTTTCCGGCGTCCAGGGCGGGCAGAAACCCACGCGCGTCGTCTTCGACGAACGTGCGTTATTTTCGCGTTCCGACGGCCCAATCTGGCAACGCGTTCTCGACGCGCTGATTTACATCGACGACAGTTTGCCGACCGCCGCCGCGACCCCGGAGCCTTTGACCATGGGAACGCCCATCGAAACCAAATTGATTACGGCGGCCTCGGCCGACGCCGGAATGCAAGCCATGTTCGGCGGGCGGATTTACGATACGCGGGAAAATCCCGGCTCGCCCTTCCCTGCCCTGACGCTTCAGACCGTTCCCTCTCCCAAACGCTATACGGCGGAAGGGCGCAACAACCTGGCGGAATATCGCGTGCGGTTCGTCATCTGGGGCGGGCAATTCACGAGCGGCGAAGCGCAATCCACTTCGGGAACCAACGCTCTGATGAGTTTCCTCGACACGTTTTCCGCCGTCGCGGGCGGGCAAGTCGCCACGATGATCTTGAACGATCAGCGCGGCCTGTTTCCCTTGACCGATGGGCCGATCTGGCAGCGCATCGTGGACGCGCATATTTATTCGGACGATTCTTTGTGAGGTAAATCAGCATGGGCGCAACTGAAGTTGCAGTACAAGGATTAGTCATCGCCATCGGTAACGGGCAATCCCCCGAGACGTTTCAAACCCTTGCCAACGTCGAGAGCTACAGCCAGGCCGGGCAGACGCGCGTGGTCGACACCAGCAACGTGACCGATCTCTGGCAAAGATACGTCCCGACGCTGCTGGAGGCGGGCAAAATTACGATGACGATTTTCTGGGTTATGAATGACCCGACGCATTCCAGCGCAACCGGAGGTTTGCGCGCCCTCTGGCAGAATAAGACGCGCGCCGATTTCCAGCTTCACTATCCGCTAGCAGGAGGTGGGGGCATTGACTCGTTTGCAGGCTATGTTACGAAGTACAGTCACTCAGGAAAGGTGGCCGACGTCTTTAAGGCCCAGATCGAGATAAGCGCGACGGGCACTCCGAGCTTGGTCTAGTGTGAGCGCATGTGAGGGCTTATGCCCTCACCGTGAGGGAATAAGGAAAACTTATGGAAGGTAGCGGCATCCAATACCCCACCATCGAGATCGCAGGCAAGACCTACACCGTCAAGTTCAGCCGGGCGGCGTTCTACCGTCTGGGTAAAGCAGGCTTCGACTTACGCCAGTTCGCGCCGCTGAAGGACGGTCTGATCGCCTTCAGCATTCTGTTCGATCTTTTGCATGCGGCCATCGCCGACCAGCTTCCGGTGAAGCTCGAAACCGAGGAATTAGTCGACATGGCCCTTCCAATCGACATGCCGCATGAAGCCGCTAGAAAGCGCCTGGAGGAAATCGGGAGCATCGTGCGCGAGGCGTTTTCAAAAATTGCGCCGCCGCCTCAACTCCCGCTCCGAGAGACGGCGGCGACTCTGACGGAGCGCCCGCAATAGACGAGGAGTACTGGCTGCGGACTTGGGCTTTCGCCGCGTCCCCCTACGGCCTCGGTCTGAGCGATGCGGAATCCTGGGCGCTGACGCCGCGCGAGTATCTAGCGCTCGTTGAAGTCCGCAAACAATCGAAATTCATCGAAGCCTATCACGCCGCCATGTACGCCAACGTGCACAGAGCGAAGGATCAGGCTCCCCTCGAATGGGAGCATTTTCTGGGCAAGCCGCTCGATAAGCAGCCCATCAGGACCACAGCCGAGATCCGGCGCGATCTCTGGCCGGATCATCCCCAAGTCAATCAACAATTGCCGGATTGGGCGATAGGGAACCTGGAGCGCCAGAAGCGGGAGCAAAACGGGCATGGCTGATAACAACACCATCGGCGAGCTAAACGTAGCCATCACCGGCGATTATTCCCAGTTACAGCCGGCCATCCAAGCGGCCGCGGAACTTGCTCAGACGAGCGGCGAGCAGATCGCGAGCGCCTTCGGCTCACAGGTCACGCCCGCGTTACAGGAAGCGGGCGCGGCGGCGGGCGGCGCGGGCGAGCAGTTCCACCAACTGCATTTGAATTTGGAAGAGATGGCGAGCCTGGCCGGATTCACGGTCGGGCTGGATCAAGCCGTAGAGCTTCTCAAGGAATTCATTTCCGACGCGATCGAGGCGGCTTCCCAGGTTGAATTTTTGACGACGGCTCTGACCGGCTTAACCGGAAGCATGGAATCGGCGAACGAAATCATGGAGGCAGCCGAGTCGATCTCCATGCGAACCACCGCCGGTTTTTTGGAGTTGGGAAAAGCGGGACAGAGTTTAGCGGCGTTCGGCGTGGCTGCGGAGGGAATCCCGGCTATTCTCGAAGGCGTAGCGGAATGGGCGGAAGTCTCTGGCAAAAGCGTAGAGGGACTCACTGCCGCTATCGAAGGCGCTGCGGTCAGCGGGCAGTTGCGCTTGCGCTCGCTGGGCGTGACCGCCAGCGAACTTGCGGAAGTGATGGGCGTCTCGGCGGATAAGGCGAAGGAGGCATTCAAGAACCTCGGCGATGACGTGACGACCCGCATGGAAATCCTTGCGGAAGTCATGCATAACAAGGGCGAAAAAGGAGCTACCGACCTACAGAAGACGCACGAAGTGGCGCTCAACGCTCTAAAAACCGCTTGGCACGAATTCGCTGCGGATTTAGGCGACGCCCTTCTGCCCACGTTGGATAAGGCATTGAAGGGGTTGGGAGATACGCTCGTCGGGGTAGCGGGAGCATGGGCCTTTCTCACCGCTTTCTTGAAGGACGGCTTGAACGTTACTCAGGGCGTCATCGATGGAATGAAGGCATTTTACGAAGTAGAAGCCAAGGCTTCGGAAGCCACCCAACAACTCACCATCGACCATAAGGCGCTTGAGGATCAGATCAAGAAAAACGTGGCCGAAGCGCAAGCCCACGCAGCGGCGATCGAAGCGGCCAACCAAAAGTGGAAAGAGTACGGGCCCGCCATTTCCGCGGCGACGGCCTTCGTGGATGCCTTCGACGTCGAGCAGTTGAAGCTTACCGACAATCTGATCAAGGCCAACGAGCAGTACAGCCACGCAATCGATCTCGGTCAAGGGATTTCGCGCGCCTATGCGGACGTAGAGAAAGCCGCTAAAGCGCTGGGCTTGACGCAGGGGGAATTGAACGATGTCTTCGCCGGCCTTCAATCCACGTCTTTTGCTCTGCCTTTGACGATCGGGCAAGTGGGGCAATCGCTGCATGACTTGGTCGGGGTCGTTCTCGACGCCAAAGACGCCGAGAAGCAGTGGGAAGACGAATCGAGCAATGTCGGCCGCAACGTGGCCGATCCGATTACGGCGGCGGTCGATCAGATCATCGGCAAATCACAGGAACTTCAAAACCAATTCAATATACAGTTGAGCGCCTATGCGGACCTGGCCGCGTCCTCGACCGCTTCTTCCGCCGAGTTAAAGATGGCGTGGGATCAACTCAAGGCCACTGCCGTCGAGCTCGGCATCTCGATCAGCGATCTGACCGTTGACGTTGAGAATGCAAACGCGCAGATGGAAAATCTGCCCGTGCTGAGCGACCAGGCGCGGGCCGCATGGGAGAGGCTACACCCGGTCGTGACTACGACGACGAGCGATTGGCAGAAAGCTATCGAGCAAGTCAATCGGGCCATCGAGCGGGATTTGGCTAAGTCGCTCACCGACATCATTTTTCAGACGGGCAAGGTCGGCGATGCGTTTAAAAAGTTGGGCGAGGACGTTGTCTCGATCATCCTAGACCACATCATCAAAGACGCTTTGAAGCCGCTGCTCGACATGCTCGACAATGTGCTCGGCAAAATCGGCCTGGTCATTCCCGGCGGGGGCGGCGCCGGGACAGCACTGCCTGGCTTCGCGCCCGGGATGGCAGGCTCTACCGGTATCGGCGGCGCTGCTGGCGGCGTCGCGGGCGCGGTTGGCGGGGCGCTGGGCGCGGTGGGTGCGATTGGCGCGGTGGGCTCCTTCGTCACGGGCATTATCGGCGACTTCCAAACCGCCCACCAGACCGACGTACTCAGGTCCATCGAGTACAACACGCGCACCACCGCGATGTGGATCGGGCCGCACGGCGGCTCGGGCGTCGGCGATTGGACCTGGCAGACCGCCGTGAACACTATGGGCGTCACCGAATTCGTAGGCGGCGGCGGCTGGTTCCACGATTCGGTCGTCCAGCAGTTGACCTTGCTGCAAGATATTGATTCGCAGCTCAAAACGATAGCGAAGACGCCGGGAGGCGGCGGCGGGATCGCGGGAGGCATCGAGTCGAGCGGAAATGTCGTCGTCAACTTCGGGCCGGTCACGATCAACGGGGGCGGCAATCCGCAGCAAACCGTGACGCAGATCGCGAACTACTTGCGCCGCGTTTCTAACAAGTTCGGACCGCCCTAATGTACAGCTTTACGCAGAGTGTAATTCGGCGACTTTTCGACGAAAACTTCGACGAAAACTCATGGCGATAGGGATCATCATTAACGGAACTGATAGAAGCGGCTACCTCGACAAGACCGAGGGCGGCGGCAAGGGCGGGCAGTCCCAGCATCAGGTGACCAAGGCGCAGAGGGGCACGATGACGCTGGTTCTGCGGATCCACCCTAACGACTCCTGGCCCGGTCCCACCGTCGGGCAGCCCGTGGGCGTCTACAACCAGCTCGGCCAGCGGGATTTCGGGGGCCTGATCGGCCAGATGGTTTTGATGTTCGAGGGCAATACGCAGGAGTCCTGCTGGGTGCTTCAATGCGATTCCTTCGAACGGATGCTCGACCGCCATACGGTTCCCCCGCAAACTTTTGTAAATCAAACCTGTGGCTCAATCTTCACGGCGCTTTTTAACTCGGTCCCATCGGAAGGCGTGACGCTCGGCACGGTCGATCCGGGGCCGACCGTCGCGCGTCTTATTTTCAATCGGCAACACCTCACGGACTGCTTCGACCAGCTCGCGACGATTGCGGGATTCATCTGGTCGGTCAACCCGAACACCGGGAAGCTATTTTTTCAATCCCCGACGGATCCGGCGCTGGTTGCGCCCGCGCAGCTTACCGGAGACCCTAGCACCGGATTCGACATCAAGTACGACACGATCCAGTGGACGATCGGCAACCTGGATTTTGTCACCACGCAGCACGTCGCCATTAACATCACGGCATTC